ATAATTTTCTATTAATCTCCGGAAGTGTAGTTTTTAAATTATTGCACAAAAGTATTCTTTGATCTATAGCGTCTTTTTGATTTGCATAGTGAGCGTCAGGAGTGCAGATTGCTCGAACTCCTAAATCCTTAGAAAGCTCTCGAATGCATTCTGCTAAAGAGATTTGAGCAGGATTAAGCTCTTTGTCCATGAGTTGAGTTTCAAGAAAAAAATTATCTCCAAATATTTTTTTTAGTTTCTTAACTTCAGTAGTAGCTATAGATTTCCAATTATCAACAATTTCATCATTAGATAAAATTTTATTAGCTAAGTATGAACCTAAATGTCCACAGAACCCTATGATATTCTCATCAACAATTTCCGCAAGCTGATCTATGCTTAATCTTGGTTTTCTATAAAAATGTTCTGGCTTATTAGATTCAGAAATTATTTTTACTAATGTATTCCAACCTTGTAAGTTTTTAGCCAAAACTATAAAATGACTAAGCTTACCATTACTCTTATCTTTCATTGATGCGTGTTGATCGCAGATATATAATTCACAACCCAAGATAGGCTTAATGCCTTTAGATTTTAATGCTGCATGAACTTGAGCTGCTCCAGCTATATTTCCATGGTCTGTAATAGCACAGCTTTTAACACCGATATCTACACATCTTTGTGCAATTTGTTTTGGCCTGCTTAGTCCATCCAATAGAGAATAGTGACTATGTACATGTAAAGGTATATATTTTTTCATTAGTTCAACTCTAAACCTTGCCTACTATTTGCTTCTTTAGCTAATGATTGTTTTTTTAAGTCTAAATTTTGGTAGAGAGAATACGCCAATGGATACTTGTCTCTTAGTTCTGGATATTCTCTTCTTTTCTTTACATCGAAACTGAGGATGTCTTTATCACAATTTAAAAAAGAAGCAAGCTTATCAATGTTTATATTATTAAAATCTACATAGTAAACAGGAAAATCAGTTTTTGCATTTGTCCAATTTTCGAATTGATATTCTATAGAGAACAAATCAGCATTTCTTTCTTCTACTAGAGGGAAAAAATTATCTGCACTAGACAAATTACCAGCTTTTAATTTACCAGAGTTTCCTAGTTTTACAACTTGAAACCAAGCCCAAGAAGGATTTCTTCTATAAAAAGAACAAATACATTCAAAAGATTTGTTGTATAAAAAAATACATTTCTTCACATTATAATTAGAAAGTTTAGGATGATTAGGGCTACTCATATGTTTAAGAGTGTCATTATCGGCTGCACAGTTAGTGGTAAAATTTTTACCTAGCTGTTTCATAAAATAACTTTGACCACTGCCACCAGAACCAGTAATTAAAACATCTATATCTTTCATTCTGCACTCCCAGGAGGTTTATAGTATCCAACATTATACCCTGGAACTGTATACTCGTCAACCACATTCTTCATACCTTTAACTTGAAGATCGTGATGAACTTGTTCACACTTTGTCATAAAATCACCCTTTTTGCAGACCTGTTCATCTCTATATTCTACTATCGGCGTAATAGTGTCTGTATCTTGAAAATCAGTTTTGCCATAATGACATAATTTTGTACATTTCCAACTCTTGCTCAATCTTGGTATTTTTGTCTTTTTAATTTTATCAAATTTCCTACGCAACAAGTCTTCCATTTTTGCTAAATCTTTTTTACCGAATGCTACACTGAAAGGCCCACCATCATTTATAAAAAATATTGTAACAATACAATTATCTATTTCTGGATATAAATGTTGTACAGCATAGTAATAAAGCATAAGTTGAGGGTCTTGCTCTAATTTTTCTTGTGTCTTTTCCTCACCTGTTGCCCAATTTAATCTTCTGCCTGTTTTCCAATCAATAATTTCTGCTGTATTCTCATTAGGTTTAACAATTAAGTCAATAGTTCCTTTGAGTGACAGATTACCTTCTAGCTTTTCACCATTGTGATCGTAGCTAAATTTTGCCCACGATTTATCAACAGGAATATCAAATCTTTGTTCTGGATATAAAATATTTCTGTTTCTAGGATCAAATAAACCATCGCCATATTCTATAGCTTTGTATGTCCATTTATGACAATCTTTGTAATCGGTAGATGTCCATTTATGATGATTAAACATTGATGTATAGTAGGTGTAAACATCTGTGATGATTTTATCTAAATCATAATTGTGAATATTTACTTCTCCTATAATATCGTCTTCAAAAGTGTCTTCGCCCTGTTGTTCTGTGTATTTTATAAAAGCTAAAATTTCTAATGCTTTATGTACTATTGTTCCTTTGTCTGCTTTTTTATTAGAAGGTCCTTTATAGCCCAATACATAATCAAAAAGATATTGTTGCTCACACATATCGTGAGTATTGTATGAAGAACTTCTAAAGTATGTAATTATAATGATAACACCTCTTTTATGGTTAGAAAGTCAAAGATTGTTTTGTTCTTTTGACTAAGATTAATGTATTGATTATCTACTACCAGATCGAAATTACTTTCATCATACCTGTCTTTATCTAGCGACACTTCACTAGCATGTGTAGAATTGTAAGTGTCTCTGTTAAGCTTTATGATGATCCCTCCTGCATTTTTTATAGCTTCTACTTCATTTGGGAATCGACAATCTGCAATTAAAGCTAAAGTAGGGTTTTCTTTTTCTATAAGTCTTACGGTAGCATCTGCCCATACATTATGTTGCATTTTTCGAAAAACATCCGTACCGACATATTGCAATACTTCTCTAGCTGTCATGTTTTTATTATTATCTGGCCATTTGCAATTTACCAACTCGTTTTTATTATCATCGGTTCCATAACACTGATGATAGTCAAGTCCAAAAACATTAATGCACATTTGTTTCAATGGGTCTGCAAAATTATAAACCCTACAATCGCCAGAATGGTTTGATGTTTCAAATACATTCTTAACAAATTCACAACAAGTTGTTTTTCCAGATTGCTTTCTTCCTGCAAAAGCTATTATCTTAATATTGCTCATGTATATCCTTTACAGTTGGGAGTATTTGTTCTTGTATGTTTTCTATAGACATTTCACCAATATCATCAGCATCGAACTTTGGCCTGTGCATTCTATAAATATCTTTGCACTTATCATTAATTTGCTCATAAGCTTTTGTTCCTGCTTCATCATTATCTGTTAACACAATGATATTCATAGCTCCTGAAGAATCTATTAATAATTTTTGATGATTACTCATTGAAGAACCAAATATAGCAACGCTATTTTTAATCCCTGCTTCTTCAAGCCTCCAAACATTACCGGGACTTTCAACCAAAACCACTGTTTTTGTTTTCTTTATATGATCCTTAGAAAACCAAAAATTGTATAGATTATTCTGTGATTTAAAATTTTGATTATGTTTCCATTTGGAGTATATCCATCTTTTGTCTGGTGCGGGACAATCTCTCCTTGGATGATGATAACAACCACACTTTGAGCATTTATTGTGGATGCTTCTACCAGTACAACCAATGACATACTTACCGTCAGAAGAATATACAGGAACTACAACTCTATTATAAAAAGGTTTGTCAGGATTGTCACACAAGCCGACATCATATTTCTCTAATATTTTTTCAGAATATCCTCTGTTTATATAGTAAGATGCTGGTATTTTTAAAGACGATCTTACTTGGCTAGGTTTTAGCTTAAGTTTATTCTCTTGTTTTTTCTTACTAAAACTTTTAGCTACGCTAGTAAAATTATCAACATTTTTATTAATATTAATATTGTCCAGGTCTTTATTGACAAACTTTAATAAAAAATCTACAGCATCTTTGAAAGAAACTGTTTTATCCCCATCAGAAGACCAGTTGTATTTTTGACGAGACAAAACACCTCTTACAAAACCGATAATAGAAGAACGGAAAGTTTCTTCACAGCCATGTGTTCTACATTTCCAATTTCCTCTATAGGATTCTCCAGTATAGTATAAATTTAATGCTGATTCATTATCTCCGTCATGTATAGGACATTTGCAAAAAACCATTTTTTCTGTGAGTCTGTAATCTTCAACTTCTAAAACCTGTAAAAGTCTTTCAATATCATCACATACCAAATCACACAAATTTTTAAGCTGATCTTGACTATACGAAGTCGATTGTTTCATCAGACTGCTCATTGATTATAAACCCGTCTTTATTAGAGGAAGTATTATTTTTAATTTCTAACTTTGTATCACCTTCAGTAATTCTCGCACACCAACCTTCCATATTGCAATTAATATAGTCATTATCGTCCAAACCACCTCCATGACGACTAATAACAGGTATTAGCTTTCTATTACCAGAGTTTGGTCCATCTTCTGCAATTTCTTCATCAGACTTTCTTTTAAATATCGTAAAATTACTACAAAGCCAAATAATTCTATCTGAACCACTTGCTGTGTCTGTAGATTCTTTTGTTATACCATCTCTGTTTAATTGTATAAATGAGACTATAGGTATCTTATATTTATTAGCTAAGTTATGCAAAGATGTCATCATAAAACCTAAAACTTGATATTCTTTCATGTCTTGAGACATGCCTTGACTATCCATAAGTTTTAAATAATCATAAAAAATTACACAGTCTTTAGCTGTACCATCAGCATTAAGACCAACATCTTTAACTAACCATCTTTTAATTACAGATAGCTGCTCGTCAAAAGGTTTTCCAGCAATAGATTTGTAATAATATTTTGAATCTTTTAATAGTTTTGCAGCTTCTAAGACTTTCTGTTTTTGCATATTGCTATCTGCAAATTTACCAGTTTCTATTTTATTGATTTCAATAGAAGATATCATAGCTAATATTCTATGTATATGATCTTCATGCGTCATTTCTGTATCTAGATTTAAAACTGGTATTTGTAATTTAGAAGCTATATGAAAACCCATATTGTCTGATAGCAAAGTTTTGCCAGTTTTGGGTCTTGCTGCTATTACATTAACAGTGCTTTTTCTTAGTCCTCCACCAATAGCTTGGTCATAAATAGGAAAACCTGTTGATATCCCTACATTATCAATAGGATTATTAATTAAATAGTCTAGATATTCTTCTACTTCCTCTCCTATATGCATAGGCTGATTTTCTGTATCAGCAATAGAGGAACCAAAATCAAATACTGTATCTTCAGCTATAGCCAGTATTTTACCTATACTTTCAGTTCCAGATAAGTCTCCTATCTTTTTACCAGCAAGTTCTAATTTTCTTTTTAAAGTTCTTGCTATCTCTAATTTTTTAAGAGTAGATGCAAATTTTCTTAGGTTGTCTCTTTCTACAGGGAAATCCATAACAGATTTTAGATGTTCACTAGCAGATTTCTGAGAAAGTATAGAGTCGCAACCTAACTGTTTTGCTGCTGAATATATAGAAGGAATATCTATTGTTTTTGTTTCTGAAGTTTCATACACTTGTTTAATACATTTGTATATGATACTGTTGGTATCTATTGTAAAACTATTTTCAGAAATGATATCCGCAATATCTAAATAAACATTTTCTCCGTAAGTGATAATTCCGGAAAGTATTGCTCTTTCTGAGGCTGGATCTGATAACATATTAATTCAATGAGGGGTTTGATTTTGTTCTTTGTATTGATACTAAAATATCTGACAGGTTTTTTAAACTATTAGCCATGTAAGAAAGACGATCATTTCTTTGTTTAGCATATTTTTTAATTTGATTTAAAGCATATGCTTTGTCATTATGTTTAATTGCTTGGTAAGATTTTTCTATGTATCCATAACCTTTGTAATTATTAATGTCGTCAGCTATAGTAATTTTAATTTCTTCATCTGCCCAGTTATATCTTGCTATCTCTCTATTTATAGTTCTTTGCAAATGAAACACAAATTGAGAAATTCTATATGCTATTTGACCACAATCTTGAGGAACTAATTTTTCCAATTCGTCTCTGTTCATAGATAAATATTGATTTAGCTCTTTTTCTGGTAAAGCATCTCTATTGTATTGAGGTAGTCCTATACTGTTTTCGTATTGGTCTAATATTTTATCCCAATATTCTACCTGCTCTTTAGAATTTTTACTCATGATTTTTTAATTTCATTCCCCATTCTTCTACTGTCTCGTTATATGGAAATTCTATAACATTAATAGAATTTAAATCGCACCAATCTCGTTTCTCTCTATCTCTTCTTTGATGTTTTATAAAGTTTAGTCTAGTTCCATGAAAAAATGAATTAAATTTGTAATGTTGCTCTCCATTTACTTCAATACACAATTTCAACAACGGAACATAAAAATCTAAAAACAAAGTATTTGCGTGTCTTAATGGAATACCTACCTCTTCTAAAATCTGCATAGTAGGAAAAGAACTTCTGATTAATTCTCTAGCTTTCAAATGTAAATCAGATTTTTTAGCAACCTGACCTTTAGCAATATGTCCTGTTAAAGACCATTTGTGTGTATTGCCATCTAAATCTACAATATCCATTATTTTAGACCCATAGTAAGCTTAACTTCGCTCCATAAAGAATTAAATAAGTCTTCATTTTTTGTAAGATAATCTATCGCTTTCTCACTCCCTTGAAACTTAGGACTGTCTTTTACAGAAGTAAAGGTGTACCAAGCACCACCTTTAGCTATTAATCCTATATCTACAGCCAACTTAAATAATTCCGCATGTCTATCAATACCTTTCCCATACCTAATGAAACTGCTAATATTAGCACCCGGAGGACCAAGAGCTGAACATAATACTTTCCAAGAAACTTCTTGTCCAATTTGATTTTTATCATTCTCCTTGCCAACAGCCCAAGGTTTAAAAAACTCTGCTCTTAATTTTACATCTGTTTGATATGCAATCGCTTGACCAGACTTTTCTTTCCATTCTACATTTCCATAACCGGGGTTTCCCATTAAGTGTGTGATTCCAATGACTATGTTGTTATTAACAGGAATTACATTAGCAACTTTTCTGCAAAATTTAGCTAATAGTTTAGCACCATCTGCTCTTTGCATTTTACTCATTTCTGAAGTAATTTCTGCTTCTGTGCATAATGCAGAATATGAGTCGATAATAACTACAGAACCAGGCTCTTCATTAATAATTCTTTCTGCAATTTGCAGGTATTCCTCACCGTGTAGAATTTTACCTGTTTGTGAACCAATAATATTAAACCTTTCTAAGTCTAAATGAGGTATGCCCTCAATGTCTCTCTTCTTCAACCTGCCCTCTATATTTAAATAATAGACCTGTCTACCCTCTTTAAATGAACCGTGTGCATACTCTAATTTTTGGGCTGTTGCAGCAAAGTCTAGGGATGTTGTGGTTTTTCCACATTTGGGTTGGCCAGTAAAAATAACAAAGCTACCTTCAGGTATTCCTCCTCCTAAAATCATATCCAAGGATGGGCTAACAGGTATCACGATTTGTTCTCTGTCTACTACGGAATTGCCAGAAACAACTATTCCGTCTCCAAATTTTTTATTAACATCATCTTTAATCTTGGTCATTGTCTATATCCTCTAATTTATCAAAAATGCTTTTTTTATTTTTTGTTTTTCTAAACTCTGTGCTTTTATTTCTATCAAACTTTTGAGTAAGGGTTTGATTTTCTTTTTCTACTTCTCTGACCTTCTCCTTTATAGTGTTGAGAAGACTAGGGGCTCTCAAGGAAAAAATTCTTTTAGATCTGCCATCGTTCAATGCTCTTATTACAGCCTTCTCTCCGTATTGTTCAATAAGCTTATTGGCTGTAGCTATCTGGTTTCTAAAAAACCTAGACCATTCTTTATTAATCCAGAAACGGTAATAAAGATCTTTTTTTTCACGCAAAGCTTTATGTTCACAGATTGTCTCTGTTACATATTGAGCAGCTGTTACGCTTTTTTTGGAGTATTTGGATTTGTATCGCATTCTGATAATTTTAAGTCAACGGCAGTTTCAGTCAAGGATTTATTAAAATTTTTCTGGAATTGTTCAACAAAAGGCTTGTATTTTTCTTGAACAGGAACAGGGATCGTGTAGGAATCTTGAATAGCTTCTATGCAACCTAGTTCTTCTTTTTTATTGTTAATTGATACTATTTGATATTGAACATTAATTACAATTTCATGTCTACAATTTTCTGGATCTTCAGGAGAAGTTCTCTCTTGAGACGAATTTTGTTGATCAAATAATTCTTTATATTGACCATTAGAAAAGTCAATATTTCCTTTTTTCATTTCTTCCAGAAGATTAGCAAAATGTTGCTCTTCTGTCAGTTTATCCTGCTGTTCCTGAGCATCTGTTGCATTTGTATCTGTCATATGAACTTACCAATCCTGGGCTAATACTTTCTTCTTTACCACATATTCTACATCTAACATTAATATTCTCAAATGATCTATTTCTAGGAATAGGTTTGTAATCTGCATGTAATTTTTTATCTAGCTCTGCATCATCTTTGTGCGCTCTAAATTCAGACATGTCTAAAAATTTATTTCTAGGTTTGTTATCATTAGATTGATTAGATTGTTTAGGAATATCTTCATTAGTATCTAACAAAGACGATAGTAATCCAATTAATTGTTTTACCTGCTCAGGGTTCTTTTTAAGATTTTCTATATCCATAATTATTTCTTTGGTCTAAAGATATGTTCTTGACTATCTATTCCTGGTTTTGAGTTATTCGCTTTCCTTTTCTCATCCATTTGCATAGAAAGAGCAGGGTCCATAACTCTTGATCCATTCCCGTCTTCATCCGTAATAGATTTTGTATGAGTAGAGGATATCTTTTTAACTTGTGTTAAAGAAACATTTAACTCTTTAGAAATATCTTCTGGATCTTTGCCATTCTCACTTAAATACTGAATAGCATAATTTTGGGCTTTACTTACCTTAGGCATTATAACATCTCTCTTTCTGCTTGTAATAATAAATTCTGTTTTTTAGTTTTTAAATAATCTAAATATAAACCGAAGACTATTCTGTTGGTTGTTTTAAAAACAAAAGTCTCTTTAATCAGTTTTTCTTTAGCGTGAACATATTCTCTTGGTGGTGTTAGTTGTGAATAAGGATTATATAATCTTCCAAAGTTTGAAACTTTAACATAATAAAGCATAGAACTATGAAGGTGGGTTTCTTTTGCAGCAGCTTTTACTGCTTCGTTGCATCTATGATGACCATTATCGTCTGTAAACTCACTATCATTTTCTGAACAAAAATATAAGCTCGTATTCTTTTTTACAGAATCTTTATCAACATTGATTGTATGAAATGTCATTTTTGCCTCATTGAAGTCATGCCATTAGGTAGTTTAAATCCTGAATAATCATCTTTATAGTCATTGTGTTTTTTATTTAAATGAGCCTTTTCATCTTTACTTAACTTGTCTCTGTTTCTATTTGCTAAATCACCTATGGTGTTTAACTCATCATCTGTTTTAACAACAGCATTTGTTAATCCAGCTAAGTCATCTTGATAAGACCTTCTCATTTTCTCAGAAGGCGAGCATATACAATCTATTGTTTCTTGATAGGCACTAAGAGTAAAAAACAATTCTATCTTTCTTCCACAAGCATCACAAACATACGTATATTCTGGCATTATTTAATTTCTCTTTTAATAAGAGTTAAAATTCTTTCATTTTTTGTTCTTAGAAAATCTATATATTGTTGGAATATAGAGTGGGGAACTTTGGTAAAACGAGTTTCACTCTTACATACAGAGTCTACAAAAGAATTAGTTCTTTTAGATCCTATAGAATGTTTTTGAACAGGATTGACGGGTTCTTTGTCTGCGTACGTTTTAATAAAATAATCGAATCTTTTTATACCATCTTTAGAAATGTGATCAGGTAGTTTTTGTTGAATCTTTTTAGCCATAGCCGATTCAGAGTTGTTGTCTTCTAGTAATGGGTATCCTGCTTCGTCGTAATTGTCTTGATGTCCATTTAAAGTATAATATGTTATATTATTGTCGTGATTTTTAACTTGAAATTTCATTTTATATAACTTGTGATATATGGGTTCCACTGAGTATTTGTTCTATTTCCTTCTATAGTAAGTATATGCTGATACCACGGCAAGTATTTTGCAGAAAAAGTTGGTTTTTCAGGCTTGCTTATTAATTTCATATTAGCTTCTTTGGGTGTTTTATTCCCCTTTTTTCTATTGCATTTAGAACATGCGGTGACTATGTTATGCCAATTTGTAGCAGATTTTATATCATTAAATCTAGATTTAGGAACAACATGATCGTATGTCAGGCTACCGTAAGGAAAAGAATTACCACAGTATTGACATTTATAATTATCTCTTGTGAAAAGATTTTTTCTAGAAAAAACTATTTGATATTTTTTATGTAAACGAAAATACCTAACTGTTTTTACTACAGCAGGTATCATATATTTACAATTGACTCCATTGACATATTCATCGTTATAATACTCAATAATCTCTATACCATGATTATGACAATGAGTATATTTAAAAGACCATGTTAAAGCCTTTTGCCAATCTATAATACCTATAGGAGAATAATCAGCATTAAGTATTAAACAATCTTTGTGCTGTTTCATATTACAGCCTATCGACTATATCAGCAATAATAGGATTTCTAACAATATCAGAAGCTTCCAAAGAAGAAAATCCAATATTATTAGTCCCTTGTAATTTTTCTATAATTGCTCTAAAGCCACCTTTTCTCATATTCTCTAAATCAGACTGATCTAAATCACCAGTAAGAATCATTCTACTATTCATACCTATTCTAGTCAATAGCATTTTTAATTGGTCGTAAGAAGCATTTTGACATTCATCTGCGACAATAAATGAATCATGAAAACTTCTACCTCTCATTAATCCTAGTGGTACAATTTCAATTTGTCTACTGGATTTTAATTTATGAAAATGAGGAAGATGTAAAAAATGATCTACTTCATCAAATAACGGTAGGAGGTAAGGATGTAATTTTTCTTCTGCTGTACCGGGAAGAAATCCTAGCTTTTCTCCTGCTTCTACGACAGGTCTGGTGATAACAATTTTCTTAACTTTAAAATCTAATAAATATTCTAAAGCCATTCCTATAGCTATATGAGTTTTACCACTTCCAGGAACACCCTGACAAAAAGTAATAATATTTTCAGCTACAGTTTTAATGTAATCTTTTTGATTTATAGATCTTGGTTTAAGTCTGTTTTTAAAACCAACAATAATATCATCAGGTTTATCTAATTTATTATCGCCAATAAATTTCGGACTCTTACCGTGTTTTTGTTTTTTTTTCAATGTTGTACCTCTATAGGAGTAGAATTAAATTAGACATGCGCCACCAGCACAACTAATTTCCTCTATCCCAGTGGTATTGTCCTCTGTTTCCAGTAGTTGTGTATAATCAACCTTAGTAAAACTATTAAATAAATCAGTATATATTTTCCAGTTATATACATCTTTCATACAATAGGTTAATCTTTTCATATCTTCTTCAAAGTATTTTTTTGCAAATCTTTGCATTTTAATTGCAAACATTTTTTTGTCTTCACTGTCTCCTTCTGCTTCTTGATTTAAAGTCATATAATCACAAGCAGCCCATAAATTATTATTAAAGGCATTAAGACCTAATTCTATTAAACCAGAACACCATAAAGAAGCATCGCCATATTCTTTTGCAATTTCTTTTACAGTATAAACTGTTGTAAAAGGAGCTTGAGGGTAATCTTTATCACCACTTTGTGGGATAAGACTAATTCCTGCAAAAAACTTTCTGTTGTTGTAAATAAATTTTGTTACATCTCCCCATTCTTCAGGCTGTACTGTTACTGTGTTGCTAACATTATGACTTAAAAAGTCTTGAGTACATAAAGCTCTGTTTTTGCCAGAGTGTACCCAGTTTCTTTGAGCGTCTTTTACAACACCTAACATCTCTACAGCAGGAAGTTGATTTTTCAGTTTTGATCCATCAGGAACCTCTATGGGAAATTTTACAACCTCATCAGTATCATTAGCCGACCAAGAGGATTTTTCACATGCTCGTGGATTGTAGCTTTTAAAGTGTTGATAAGGAGCTTCTAATATATTTGCTTGAACATGTCTGATATATCTTTTTGCATGATGAGGATGGATACCAGAACTAGTTCCTAACATGCTACTACTAGTACCTTCTGGCTTTAAGCATGTAACTCTAGCTGCTTGATTGATACCAATTTTTTTAGACAATTCTTTATTTGTATCTACAGCAATTTTTGCTCCAGCTTTTAACACTTTTTCAGTTAGTACAAGTTCATGTTTTTCCATAATTCCTGTTAAGGAAACTCCTAATAAAGCTTCTCTTTCAAAGATAGCATTAGTTGTATTTCCTAAATAATCAAGCTTGGTAAATCCTGCTTGTAAAGTACCTATCACTGCAGCAGCCTTGCACCTATCATAAAAATCTGCTTCGTCTACAACAGAGGAGCAATTAATTGTAGATAGGTTACAACCTTGCCAACCAGATTTGCCTGTCTGCTCATCTACGGGCCACATACCTACTTCTACACAGGGATTAAAAGTCATCTCTGTTGAGTCACTCCATATAAAACCAGGCTCTCCAAACTCCTTTACGGACTCCATGAGGGCTTTAAACTGCTCAAAGGTGGTATCATCTTTAAGCAATAACGCAGAGTTGTTACTTCTGGCTCTTTGGGGGTTGTCTACATACCAATTGCCAGTTTTGGCCTTGGCCATTTCCTCGTCATCTGCACTAAATAATGCTAACGACGCACTTCTACGAACACCACCAGATAGTACAGCATCGCTTGAGTGCATAATAATATCATAAGCATCAATTGGTCTGAGTTTCTTCTGTTTTCTTTCAAGACAAGCCTCCAATAATTCTCTAACTTTTTCTAAGCCATTTTGCAAAGGCTCAAAACCTGGAGCCTTGCCTACGCCAGAAGAAAGAGAAGAACCTTTTTCTCTAATGTTAGAATAATCAAAAACTATATGTTGATCTTTGTATTCTTTAAATTCAGGATCGCTAGGACGAACAAAATACGAACTTAGCAAAACACCTAAAGCATTAGACCAGCCTTCAATGCTATCTTCTATTTTATATTTTACACCTTTTTTAGGTTTAGGTTCTTTAGATAGTGATGGTAATTTAGCAATATGATGTTTTTGAACACTAAATCCTGTACCACTTCCACAAAGAAGTAGCCAAAAACACTCTTGAAAAAATCTTAAACGATCACAGTAAGAACTTGTGCAATTATAAATTTTTGCATGGCGTTTTAAAATAGGTTCTCCACCAAACTGTAAGGCTCTTTGACTTCCTAAAACCTTTTTCTTAAACATCAATTCATAGGCCCAATCTATTTCTTCAGAAATATTTTTATCATCGTAATGAGTTTGCATCATGGTCTTTACTCTATCAACAGCCTCTTTCCATGTTTCCCTTCTGTTTTCTTTTTCTATCCATCTAGCGTACTTACTAACAAAAGTATAATTCTGCAATTCATTTAACGCCGACATATCGTCTCCTTAAAAATTATCTTGAGTATGACCTTGCTGCTGAGAATTGACTTGTTGATGTTTGACAGTCATTCATATTATGATATGGCAAGGTAAGGGGAATGTGAATTGAATTTATCTTATAATACACCACACAATTGTTTCAACCAAGAAAAGTCTGTTTCGATTTCTTCTATTTCTATTCCTGTTTGGGATACAAAAAGATCAAATCTTTCTTTTGCTTTTTGGTCAAATAAAACTGTTCCATGACTTTTCGCCATAATAATTTTTTTTATACCCTCTTGGTGTAGTGCAAGAGCACAATCATTACAGCATTGACCAGTAACATAAGCTATGCCATTGTCTGGTCTTACAACACAATTAGATAGTGCGTTTCTTTCGGCGTGTATCATCCAGTGATATTTTTCTGGACGAGTTTTTGGTAGAACGCTGTCGTCCATACCTTTAGGGAAACCGTTGTACCCAACTCCTAGTATACGATTGTTTTTATCCGTAATTACACAACCGTGTTGAGTGTGTATGTCATGGCTGCGTTGCGATGCAACTTTTGCTAATCCTAAAAAGTAATTTGTCCAGTTCGGTCTCATGATTTTATTATACTCTAAACAAGCACTTAGTCAAGATGTAATGCACT